GATTGACCTCATGCAATCGGCGCAGTTCAACGGCTGATTCCCTGCCCGTGCTATTGCTTATTCGTCCTTGCACAAACTCAGCGTCCAGCGCATCAGCCAGCCGCAAGGCTTCGGGTTGTTTCATAGATTCTCTGCTCATGTGTTTCGTCGGTAGCTGCCGCCAAACTTCGTCCTGACACCTTATCCATGTGGTGGTAATCCACTGTTGCGCTTCCTCTAGCGTCATTGCTCTGTTTGCCGCAGGTCCGTCCGCTGGTGTCTTTGCTGTTTTGTTTTCACTCATGCCCTATCCCCCGCATGTTGTTTCCACTCTTCCTTCTCCTTCATACGTTGTTCGTACACTTCCATCAGCAGTTCTGCTGCTTCTTTAATCTTGAACTTTTCAGCAGTACAGTAATCGGGCAAGCCCTCGGCGTAACCCTCAAGCCATGCGGCGAGCATGCAGAACCTATGTGCGGGACTCATTCCCCACCCCTCTTCATAAAGGGAGGTTCATCTGCGTTGTTCAGTATTCGTGCAATCTCGCGGTCGATATACCAACGTGCTTTACGCAAATCCTCAACCTGCTCACCCTTCAGGCCAGCTCGCCACAAATATTTTATAGCGTTGCCTACACAGAAATTCATGTGTTCGGTGATCTCGATACACTCGATGCCGCTTGGGTGCTCGGTATAATGTTTAGGATGGTTTACGGGATCGTTCATAGTTTCTTACCTCCATAATTGCGTTTGCCACTAGCTCTTGTGCTTCTTGCACAATGCTGCGTCGCCCTCTAATGACACCAGCTATGAAGCCGACTAAAAACCCACCCATACAAATTATAAAATCTTCCATGTCTTACGCCTTCAACCAATGCTGCCAACCCTTCAACCACTGCCGAGGCCAGAGCATTTCTGTGTCCACCACCGCCCCGCGAGCAAATAGCTCAGACGCAGATACACGCATTGTTTTATCTTCTTCGTATATGTCTCGCTTGGCTATCTCGTTGTAAGTTTTAACGAACGCCCCCGGTTGCACCCATACAGGGTCGCTGTAGTGTGGGTAGTACACCATGCCGTTCAAACGAAAGATGGGTTGCAAATCAGTTGTTGCTTTAGGTTCCTGTTTGATATTCATTTTTTACCTTTAAGTTTTTCAATAAATAATTGCGTAGGTGGTAGTGCTAATATTTGTAGCTTCTGTGCATAGATCATTGTGAACGCATCGATTGCCGCCTTCGGTGTATCAATCGGGTTGTAAGGTCGGTCAGCCCAGTGCCACAAGTAATCATCAAAGCACATGATGCCGCCCGGACGTAACAACCTGAACGCATTCACTGCATCGCTTAAAACGTCGTCAGCTCGATGTGAACCATCGATATAAATAAAATCAAAGTAATCTTTGTGTGAAGGGAATAATTCGCACAGTTGATCTTCGCTTGTGCTGTTGTATACCTGTACGATAGTTTCGGCACCCCTAGCTCTGGCGTTCGTTATGGCTATATCAATATTGCGATAAAACCTGCTTTTGACATCAGCCATGTCTATACCTTCGTGATCTTCACCTCCTTTCCACGTATCAATACAATGCAGTTCAATGGGCGTTTTATCTTTCTTAGCTAATGTGTCGATGAAGTAACATGCACTGCGCCCTTCAAAAGAACCGACTTCTAATATATTTGTAGGTTTAAACTTAGGCAGCATGGCATCCCAAATATAGCGTCCGGTTGTGCCAAACCAATCGTTGGTAAATTCATAGTCCATCTTTAGTAACCTCAACAATGACGGGCGAACCCCTGAATGTGTATGTACCCATGTGACCTAGCTTGACCCACGGCGCTATAAAAATAGGAATGCCATGCTTGCGGCATAGCCAACAAAACGCTACGTCCTCTGACATCTGTGATTCGTTGGGGTCGTTGCGCGTAAAGAAGAACTCATTCACCTGCCGATCACCATCAGCGTCAACTTCTCTAAACTTATTAACGTGAGGCGTTAGCTCCTCCATCACTTCACGCTTGATGCACATAAAGCCTGTACCTGCTGCCTTAACAGGAAAGGGTTCAGTCAGTGGAACTACCTGCGCTTCTAGTCGCTCTAGAAATTGCACAATCAACGTGCCGCTGTACTCGGCTAACTTCTCAGGGGGTTCACCCGACGTTGCTGCCTTGTGCACCATTTCCCAGTTAATTTTCTTTTGTGGATACACCCCTGCAATAACAGGTTTGTTAGCAGCAATCAGCGATAAAAAGTCAGACGGTTTGAACTCAATGTCGGCATCGATGAAAAACAAATGCGTGAAGTCGTGCCTAAGAAACTTATCTGCTAACAAGTTACGTGCATGAGGGATCAAGCTGTTGTTAAACATAAACGCAAACGACACGTCGGTTTTGTACTGCTTGGCAAAGTTAGGCAGTTGCGTTGCCGACTGCGTGTATACACCTGTACACATACCACCGTACATAGGTGTCGCCACTAAAACTTTTGGGTTATCTAGGTTGCTCACGTCGTTCCTTTTCTTTAACTCTTAACATCGCATCAGCAATGATGTACGCAAACTCGGCAAATGCGTCCTCGGCTTTGGTGTGTGGCATCTGCCCCCACTTCCCCGCCAAAATCCCTGTGATGGCAGCTTTCGCAAACTCATCACGTAGTTCTTCTTTAGTCATAAGACCCCCATTTGTAGTGCTTCTTTAATTTCTTTCTCTGTACGAAATTTTCCTGTTGGGTTGGTAAAGCGCAAACTTTGAATGTGCGCCCATGCGGGAAACCAAGTCTTCAACATATCGCGTAAGTGCTCCCGCCTTGCTGCACTATCGCGCTCGATCTTTTTTCGTAGGTCTAGCTCCTTCTTTTCTTCTTTACTCAGCGTCGGAGCGTTTGGGTCTTTTTCTTCTTTTTCTTTAGGTGCAGGGGCAACTGCAACTTTGATCTGAAGATCCTTTTCGATGTAGTTGAAAAACGATTTAGCCAAGAGCTTCATGTTGTGCTCGTAGTGGTTTTCGTCGTATACATCCTTAAGCGGACTTGGCTCCGGCTTCGGTTCTTCAACAGGCTTTGATTCTTCAACAGGCTTCGCCTTCACGACAGGCTTTGTATCGGGAAGTAAATAATAATGGCGAGTAATACCATCATCATCTGTTTGCGAAATAAACTCCAGCTTTCCCTTCTTGACCAACGTGCTAAAAATTTTGCTCGCGGTTTTAGAGTCTTTCTTCAGATGTGCACCATACTGCTTTGAACTAACGGGTGCGTTCTGGCTTTTAACAAACGCCCAAGCCTTCTGTTCATCTTTAGTTAGGGGCATCGAGTCTCTCCTTTAGCCAAAGAATGCAGCAACGTACATGGAAGAGGGCTTCCTCTGCGCTAGTCAGTGCATCTTTTTTGTTGTTGTCATTCACGTTGTCATAGCACTTCTTCAACTCCATGTGGGCTCGTTGAAGGTGTGCACTTATATCTTCCATACCATTCTCCATTTAACAAGAACCATAAGAAGCGCCGTACCCTGCTTCGCAGTTCAACGGCAGATCAAGAGCCCAATCAGGGCGCAACCGCATACATATCTCTACAAACTCTTTAGCAGTTTCAATTTCAGCTATGGGTGCTACACACGCAATCGCATCGTGCACCGTCATCACCACTCGATACTTCTTTGCAATGATCAGCATCTGCTCACCGATAATGATCCGAGCTAATGCTTGGCAGACGTTCTCAATAAGTTTGCCTCCGTATATCTTGGTAGGTATCATCGCTTTACCTTTTTTCGTGTCGTAAACGTAACCATCGTTACTCTTACGCAAGTTGGGGTATTTCAAATACAAGCCGTTTGGCAGTCGTATGCCCTTGCGCCCCTCAACTTGAAGCACACCTACTCGGCCTAGCTGTTCGCTCATGTCGGCGTACATCGCATCAAGTGCGCGGTTGGCCTGATTCCAAAGACTAGGTATCCAATCGTAGGTTGTTCTGTACGTATCAATAATACGTTTAGCTTCCTCCATCTCGATAGCTACACCAAAGTTTTGCAACTGCCTTTGAAACTTTACTGGCCCCATGCCGTAGCCACTGCCAAGGATGGTGGTCTTACCTACAAACCGCTCGTCTTTGGTTATATCCTCAACAGGTTTGTTATAAATTGCTGAAGCCATGATGCGATAAACATCTTCGCCCTTTTCAAAAGCTGACACCAAGTCATTTTGCTCGGCAAGCCATGCGAGGGTACGCGCTTCAATCTGTGAAGAATCAGAGTCAACGATGTAGTACCCATGCGGTGCAATGATTGCGTGTTTAAGTTGCGAGCCTCGTGGGAGGTTTTGCAGATTCAGCTTGTCATCCCCACCCCAACGTCCTGTATGTGCGGCGTAGTAACGTAGAGGCACAGGCAACTTGCCACGGTTAGCGATCCCGATTAACCGCTCGGTTCTTGTTTCAGTGAGCGTAGACTTAACGCCAAGTCGTGCAGCAACAACAGCTTGTACCGACGTAGACGGATGTTCTTGCAGCTCAAGAAACTCTTCGTCATTCTTAGCAAACGCATAAGTCTCTTTGCCTGTGGTCGGGCTGATCTTCATGGGCGGGTTCACACCAAGCTCTCGCAGCGCGTTAGCTAGTCGGTCGTTACTCATCAAGTCTTCGCGTGAATACCCCGCAGCCGAAAGCAAAAGCTCTTTTGACGATTTCACACCCGATAAAAAAGTATCAAGTACGTGCCTATCCAATAGCAATACAGGATCGGTAAACATCTTTAGCGTTACATCAATCAGCTTAAGCTCCGACCAAGGAAAGTCTTTACTCATCAACCGAAACAGATCGTAAGTAAGAGCAACGTCATTGGAGCAATAAGCACCGTACCGATCAAGATCGACAGGATCAAAATCAAGTCTGTGTTTGCCGAGCGCATGGATCACCTCGTCGCCTTTTTTGCCAACCCCATAGTGGGAAGCTAGCACCGCGAGGCTACCGCCAACCTCTGTTCCATGCAGGGCTCGCCCCATGCACAGTGTGTCAAGGAATGCTTTCGGCTTAATTCCGTACACCCAAGACAGGATGGCTCCATCGAACATCGCGTTGTGAGCTAGCACTAGGTGCTTCTCTAAGCTAAAGCCTTTCAGGAACTGGTGCGATTCTTCTGTCCCCCCGCTAAACCAAACGGGCTCGGCATCAGCTACTTTCACTGATACGCCAATGACCTCAAACCTTTCATCTCTAATGTATTCTTCCGTAGTCATCTTCGACAAGCTATAGTCCTTGTCGTAGTACGTTTCAAAATCTATGGTAATCATATTCATTGTGCTTTGACTTCCAATATCCTTAGCCAACCTTCAATAGCATGTAAGTTGTTTTCGTTTACAACCACGGCAACCCCTCCTGCGTCTATGATCTCTTCTAAGTTTTTGGCTTGCAGTACCGTCGTCATGTTGCCAGATGCCTTTGCTTCAATAGCCATAAAGAATCCTTTGTAGCAACAAATAAAGTCAGGCACTCCCGCATTACCGTAGCCCGAACCAATCGGCATGACGTAGTACACGCCGTGGGCTTTCAGTATCTTTTTTATCTTGTCCTTAACTTTAGCTTCAGGTGTTTTAGCCATGCGTCACTCCACTAAAACCAAATTCTACCACAACTTTTGACAATGTCAAAAACAAAAAAACCGCACCTTTGTGGGGTGCGGTCAAGCCTAACAATGTTAGGGTCAGAGTTTGTGTCGGCTATGCAGCTCTATCTAAGTACCTCTTAGCCAATGCTACGTCATTCATTGCTATGTACTTCACTGCATTTCCCAGGTTGTAATCCAACCCGAACTTATTAACGAACCAATCCACCATATCCATCTGCGCTACGTTAGCTCGTGCAGTGTCGTGGATTTCAGTAGATATTTGCTCAGCTACTGGTTCTGGTATTTCAACCCCATCGACTGCTATAGGCACTTCTTGTTTCATTGCCCAACGTACGTTGTACACAGCGTGTGCCGGTACGCCAAGGTGTTTGGCTACGTCACTAGCCTTAACGTACGGGTTCTTCTCAAGGTACTTTCTGATTCGTGCTGCTCTAGATGTGGCTTTGGCCATGATTACTATCCTCAATATGTTTAATTAAAACTGCTCTAATTGCAGACTGCATGTCATAGGGATGGTTTGATTTGAACCAAGTGTGCACATACTCAGGTAGACGTATACTCGTGCCCAACATGGATGGCTTCTTACCTTTCCCCCGACCCTTTCGTTTAGGCTTAGACTCGTCCATACTCAGTCGCAAGCCTTTCAACAATTCGTTGTTGATCTAAGTCGGCTACCCTTTGCCGCTCGGCTAAAACCTTGGGGTCTTTCCAAGGTGGGAGTTGTCCTATCTTCTCCCACTGCCGAACAAAGGTAGCCAACACGTTTGTGGATTCTGAAGTAGTCTTAACGCTCATCATTATCTCCGTGTTGTCAAGTAGCCTAACAATGTTAGGCTTCATCCACTAGAACTAAAAAGGTATGGTCGTTTACTCGTACGCCAACATCAGGAACAAACTGCTCGTCGTTCTGTATCAGCTTAAGTAAACCTAAAGATTTACGCACCCCCATCGGCAGTGTCTCGTCGTTATAGATTGCGACTTGTTCTTCAGCACGTACAATATAACCTCCCCTGTCAAGTAACACCAAGGCAGTGCGCTTGTTTGAGGTTTGAACCATCTCACGCAAGTCCTCAATGCTACGCATCTCAAAACATGCTTGTTCATACTTGAGCATGTCCGCCGCTCTAATAAACGGAGCAATATGGTCGGCAATCTGTGGGTTTGCCTCCATGCGTGTAAATAGATCGTCAACCATAGAAGTTTTTGCATCTCTCCTCTGACGCTCCGCTGTCCAAGTGTAAGTACCTAGTATGCTAATAACAGCTTTAATTGCCTCCTGACACATTTTCTGTACAGAGCGAGGGTTAAACTTCTTCTTAACCGTAGCCAGCACAACGTCATGCTTCTGTGTACGTAGAAAGCTGCCACGCTCCCGCTCTTCACTTATGGTTTCGCTGTACAACGCAAACGCCGAACCGTATGCGCGAGAGTAAACTGTGCTGACCTTACCAACTTCTTTACCCTCCTTGAATGCTTCAAGGTCTGTAACTCTGTACCTATGAGAATTGTTTAGCTTTCGCGCCCGTACTACCCACTCGATATGAGGAAACTTCGTAACCAAAGGCCATGCAACATCGGCAAGCATTCCAGCAAATTCAAACTCAAGGGTTTGCTTATCTACTACGTCAACACTTACAAGCCGTACGTTGGATTGCAACATCGCTTGGTTAGCAAGCGACCGATTAGAAAGGATTTCGTGCTGTTCCATACTTACCTCTTACCAAGAAAATTTGCCAAGGATGCCATCGACTTTTGATTTCAAATCTTCACGCGCATGTACGTCTTCTTTCAGCGAGTTGAGATTTGTGCCTAACATTGTTAGCTCCAGTTGCTGTCTTGCTTCCTCCAATTTGGGATCATTGGTTATGTTCATAGCAGTAAGCAATTGGCACAGCTCCAACGGGTTGGTAATGAATGAGTCATGCCAACGCATGTTTGCTTTTTCGTCCCTACCCTTAGCCAACTTAGTTGACATTGCAGTGAGCACTGTATGCAACCGCTCCCACGGCGTACGCATAGCCTCTGCCATCTTCTCAGCTTGTTGGTTCTCAAACGATTGCTTGATCTCCTCTAAGTCCGTAGCAGGAATGTCCAAGCGAAAGTCTCCCGACTCAGGCACAGGCTTGATCGTTAGATTGAACGCAAACTTCTCCTTCACCTCATCAAGAGGGGGATAGTCGTCAGGGTTGAACAGTCCTACTAAGTTAGTTTGTGCTTGCTGAATAAGCACTGCGTAGTTCTGAAAGAACGTGTTGCACATACTATCGAAGGTATGCTGAAACGTGTTCATGCTGATCTTGTAATCCATGAACAACTTAGTCGGCAACAACCGCTCGCCTTTGTCGGCCCAAGGCATTGTGCGTTGGTTGTTGTACAAGCGAGCGCGAGCTGCGTAGTTCTCAATGTCCTTGCGTAAGGACGTACCCGCAAACAAGTTCTTGCGAAATTGTCCTGCGTCGGCAATCGCTGATGCAGCACTCGTGATTTGATCGCTGACTTTGCTGTCTTTGATCGTAGCAGGCCACACACTGATATTCAGTTCGACCAATACTGCTGATGCGCTAATACTCATTTGATTTTCCTCTAACAATGTTAGGTTAAGATTTACTGATAGGCTTGCCAGCCAACTTTGCCATCTCATATATGCGATCATGCACAATCTTCATGGTCGGCATATCATCTTGGGGATACGCATAGTACAAATAATGCGACTCCCCTGTTTCCGAATCTGCTTTGGAAACCCACTTCTCTTCCCACTTATAGGCTCGCTCAAAAATGCCAGCTAAGATCATTGCATCTTCCTTAGTCACAGCAAGTGTTGAGTTGTAGCCAAGACTTATAACAACCATGCTTACCCCCGTATCAAATATGTATGGTTTTACCGTGTGCAGCTTGTGCTTTCTTGTTACCCACAATGACCCATAGGATCGGAGCCTCCCAATCTGAGCCCCAATCGCTACCAACGTATCCGTCAGTGAACATGATGATGCAGTCCGGTACAATCTTTTTGTCTTTGAGGTAACGACTAACACAGCTTGGTGCAGTGCCGCCTCCACCCTTTGGTTGTGTCGAGCTAACAATGTTAGGCACAGTCGCACTGTCATACTCCTCATGTCCCGTGACTTCGCAGTCCCAATAAATCAAATCAACCTTCTCGGGCATTATCTCTTCTGAGATATAGCGAATCTCTGAAAAGAACATAGCCAACTCATCAACGATACTTCCTGACATATCAGCGCCAAACACCAAATGCCCAACCTTCTCACCTATCAACGTAGGTAAGTAAACGTCCTGAGAAATGAATCGACGGTTTGGTCTACGCCAACTGCTCTTGTCTTTTGCAAAACAAAACGCTTTGATGAACTCGCGCAACTCCTCGCGCCAATCGATCTTGGCTTCGAGCAAGTCGGCCAACTCTCTTGGCATTCCAAGTGAACCCTTACCCGCTACTTTCTGCGCGGCTATCTGTCCTTGCCTAATTGCAGCATCGACCTCGCGCTCAAGCTCACGCTTTTGCTCGTCGGTTAGTCCATTGAACCCGTCCCAATCATGCTCATCGAACCGATCACCACCACTTCCACCGCCGCCATCTTCGTACTCCTTCTTAAGTAAGTCGAAGACTTGCTTGGTATTCATGCCTCTGTACTTCTCATCAATGAGCCCAAGCCGTTCCCCCTTCTTCGGCCCGTCCTTGTACCTTGGCATACGGATCGTTTGCTCTTGCTTGTCCAGGTCATAGAGCATGAGGTTAATGACGTAGTCGCAAGCGGCATTGCATAGCAAGTGATTCTCTTCGCTGAGTTTTCTCCACGTTGAAAAGTGCCGTAGTGCTTTGTGCAATGCCTCGTGAAGTACAACGAAGGCAAGCTCGGATTCAGTCAAGCTGTCTACGAACGCCCGTCCGTAGATCTCGTCACGCCCGTTAGTCTGTGCCGATGCAACATCGTCGGCTACCTTTGTTTTACCAATCATCAATACGCCTTGCCAAAGTGCGAACTTCGGGTTACGCATGATGGAGATTTTTACTTTCTTGAGTTTACGTTCTGCGTCCATATTGTCCTCTAACAATGTTAGGTTTAATCACAGCAAGTCTTGGTTCTTAGCTACCCACGCCGCGAACTTCTCCGACCCGAATGCAATCGCTTGCTTGCTCGGTGTACGTGCAATGTTCACAGCGAATACTGCTTGCCACTCAGCCTCGAACCGCTCGATGTAGTCCATGAAAGGCTTTATGGTTTCCTTAGTAACCCTAGCGATACCACCGAACACCACAATGGCACACGCCCCTGCGCTATCCGGCACACGCGCAGTCTTAGGTTCTTTGGTAGTTTGCTCCCACGTTGGTAGCTGATCGGAGAACTCGATGTACGCTTGCATGTCTCGCGCCGCCGCCTCACCGATTGCACCCGACAACGCCGCAATGACTGCCTCGGTGTCATTCTTGGATCGAGTCCTAACAATGTTAGAGGCAGTCTCAAGCGAGCGTGGGGATACGAACGCACGTTGAGTGTTCTTCGGGTTGAAGATATAGGGGTTCTCCTTCTGATCCCCATCAAGGTACGAAGCCATGCAATGCGGAAACTGATGCACCCAAGCAATGATCTCAGGGGCAATCTGCTTTGTGCTGTTGATCGCCCACTCGATCCACTCCTCGGAGCTAGGCTTGCGTACTACGATAGGCACAATACGATTCCAACTGTGCGCTTTCAAGTTATCGCCAACACCATCAGTGCTCAAGTTGCCCGTAAGAAAGCAGTAGGAACCTTGGGGGCGCGGTAAATCACCAAGCCTTGGGTTCGCCTTCTCGAATAGCGGATGCAACATATTCTTAACAGGCTCGGCGCCTTTCGAGAACTCATCGAGCATGATCGCTACAGGCTTGCCCTCGTGGAACTTGAACCGAGCGTTGGGATAGTACCGAGTCGTCTTGGTCGCATGGTCAATAACGGGCATCGCAATATCGCCCAAGTCCATGTTAGGTACATCAATGTATGCACAATCGCAACCAACCGCGTCGGCTATGTACTGAAGCATGGAACTCTTGCCGATTCCAGGCTCACCCCTGAGCATGAACACAACGTCGGGGTTTGTGATGATGAGATTCGCCGCTTGCTTGAGCGACACTGTTTTACCAAAGTTTAACTCTGACATTTTCTGATCCTCTGATGGTTGGATTAGACCTAACATTGTTAGGCCCGCTACTAACAAACACTCTTCTACTACAGTACATATTATACTACAAAGTTATGGACAAGTCAAGTCCGTATAGCTTAGTCCTGCCAAAAGACATAGCTTGTGTACTTGTCCGTCGGCACAACCCCTTGTGGTACTTCGACCATACTGAAGCACTTATTGCTGTTTGCTTTCAATATGATTTCGTCGAGTGCTTCAAGCATGGCAATGAAAGACACGGTTATTTGTTGGTCTTTATAAAAGTGTCTGCGCTGGCTTTGCGTTGCACAATGTGCAACTATGAGCATGGCTTTATAAAAGTCAGTCGTATCCTCACTCGTTACCAATCGCATAAACTCGTTTGCCTTGTGCCTGTAAAACTGCCACTCGGTCATGCCCGACTCGTAATTAGTCAGTTGCCCACGCAGTGTCGGCCACACTTTTTCTACAGGAACACTGAGCGACGTGCCTTGTGTGGGTTTACGTATGAGTACGAACCAACCGTTTATTCCTGTTCGCATGGGCTGTGCATCATCTCCACCGAATGTTTCTTCAAACTCGCTTTGAGGGAATATGTATAGAGGGAAAACCTTATCTTGATGAGTAGTTACAGTTAAACGGTCACGCACCTTGAGCATCAGCTCGACATGATCCCTGAACCGTCTGGTTGACTCCCTAACAATGTTAGTCTCCCGTTTGTTTATGTGGTGCGTAAACATCACAGGCTTTTCGAGCAGGTTCCAATTGCCAAGTGACGGCACAAGGCAAAACTTAGCCCTCGAAGGCAGCACAACTTTCTGGCTAAATAAGTTTTTGCCTTCCTCCACCGCATTGACATACAGCACAAACTTACCCTTGGTCGCCGTACTGCACTTCAACGCCAGCATCGTGCTCAGCATGTCGCAAGACGCAGTGTGTATCCCCCATCCCTTCGGGTTAACTGTGACTACATCCGTACCCTTGACGAACTCAATAAAGGGTTGCTTAAACATATTCACCACAATCTTGTCCGAGTCGGCAGTCACCACTCTTTCGACGTTGTAGTCGGCGTGGTATCGCCTATCACCGAGCGGTACGTAGTTCGTACCCCTTGTTTGTGCAGTCTTTTGCATAAACTTTAAGGCTTCGTCGTATGAACGTAGCCTCGCCACTCTTGCTATCGGAGAACGCATCATTACCCCCAAATTAAAAGAACAAAGAAAGTGCCAATCGCAACGATCAGCATCCCGAACGCAACCATTTCATCTGAGTCCATAAAATTGACAAAAGCTCCATAAAAGATGTACTGCATGTGAGTAACGTAGCCCTAACATTGTTAGGGCGTGGGTTTTATTCATAAATCTGAGTACACTGCGTGTACGTCACTAACACGCAGTAACTTCACAAGCAATAACTCTCACTTTTTGAGACTTCGGAATACATCATCCATCGATGCAATGAATTCTTCGTCTGAGTCGTTTGCTCGAAACACCTGAGTGACTGCTTCCATAAACGCTTTCCGCATGGCATCACGCAACGAAGCAAACGAACCCATCTCGATGGAATCCCAATAGTCCTCCTCATCCCGATCCATACTTGGGATGCACATATGCTGCGACAGGTAGAACCTTTCCACTGATACCTTCTTCAATGAACTGATCGGTTCTTCCTTGCGCTCAATCACAAACTCACCGCACTGCCACAAGTCGGTCTGCACTTCCTTGAAGTGGAAACCTTCCAACAACTTGCGTATGTACTCCGCATCTTTAGCATTCATTTCGTACCTCCAAGTTCACCTACACTGGCAATTTCCCAAACCGCATCTTTAAGAATGCCCTCGTCTTCCAAGTGTTGGAAGGCTTTGTCCTCCGCAACACTTTGACTCTCGGCTTCAACCGTTACGATCATCCAACTTGTTTTCTTGAACTCCACTTCGTATGTTTTCAGCTCGTGCGCTAACGCGCTACCCCTAACAATGTTAGTCATTCCCACGGCTCCCTCCTCCACTTGTATTGGTAGTGAGCGTTGAGCACCATGTGTGCTTCCATCGCATCACCCATTTGGTCGAACCCATACTTCATACCGTAGTCAATCGCCTCCTTTTCACTGTTAAAAAATCCGTAAACATCCATCGGCTCATAATTCCTGTGGCGCAACAGCACCCACTTGCCTGTTTCTTCAGTATTCGTATTCCCTTTCAACTGATCAAACTCCAACCAACCTTGGCATACAGGGCATTCCGGTTCAAAATCTGTGCATCTTTCGCCCAAGTATTCAATCAACGCCTCTTCGATCTTGCTCATCTGATAATCCCTCCTTTGTTGTTGATGCCTTTCAAATCTGCTGTGTCAGTGCACAAGAAGTAATTGCTCTTGTGCATAGGTACGATGCACCAATGTTTTCTTGCCAGGGCAGCGCGACTCTCGCCACACTCAAGACACACACGGTAGCCAATCTTCCAACGTGCCGGTGCGACAGGCTCGGCACAAGCTAGGCATTCGGTGGTAGCCCTAACATTGTTAGGGGTGTTCTCATTCTCCATCGACCACCTCCGGCACAAACAGATGCGGCACTCGGTGCGGCCACACACGAAACTTGAACCCGTCGTAGTCGGCAATGACTTTGGCTTCTTTGGTTATGGTGTCCTCTTGTGTCAGCAGTGTTATGTGCATGGTGCGAATGGCTTCTTGATTGAGCAGTTTCTTCCACTTCTTGATTTGCTCGTCCATCTCGTCCTTGAGTCGCTCTTCGATGATTTGGGGTTCGGCACTCCGCATACGGATGAAGTAGGGGGCTTTGTGCAGATAGGTGCACTCGTCATCTTCGTCGTGGGGTTTGGGCACGCCTAGGGTTGTGACGATGTACTGCTTAGTGATGTTGGCTAACATTGTTAGGCTCCTTCTGACTTGGTTGGGGTTGTAGTGGGTAAGTTCCCACTATGTAACAGTGTACCACAAAGTTACAGACAAGTCAATATGAAGCACAAAGTTATAGCTTCAGGGAGCAAAAAGGGGTTTTGGAATGTTACATTGTGAGAAATATAAGAACTAGAACGTCACAATAGGGGCAAGGGCAAGGCAAAAAAATTGTTGAGCAAAATCAATGAGTTATATATATATATGTATTTTAAAGTAATAATGTTACAATGTTATGCTGTTTCCAAGAGAGAGGGGGGGTAAAATTTATTTTTTGTTAGTGCTCACTAACACTTGCCGATAAGCTCTTGCGCTGCATTTACCCCCTACCCTCTATTTTTTCGGCGTAACATTGTAACAATATACTTTTCCTTTTAAAAATCAAGCACTTACGCTTTTTTCGATATTAACATTATACGTAACTTTGTATTGTTACGTAACATTATAAGCTACCGCCGCTTCGAGAACTGGTGCTAAAACCGCAAAAAAGGCGAAAAAATGCCGAAAAAACGCTTGACAAACGCAAGAAATAATGATATGCTGCACGCAGCATATCAGTTATCCACAAGCTAACGCCGCTTCGGGAACTGGTGCGGCAAGGCCGAACCTAACAATGTTAGGGCAACAAAAAACCCGCCTTTCGGCGGGTTTGGTTTTCTGGTTTGGTGGTCAATCTGCTTTGCAGATTTTCCAACCCTTTTGATAGCGTATCCATACCGTTAACCCGTGAGCTTTCGCGTCGCGGATACTTAAGTACTGGCCAGTGCGGGAATCCCGAAAGTCCTTGCCCGCTTGCCAATCGGCCAGTGCCGCCGCCTTGCTTTTATAGTCGCGCCCGTATGCGGGCGTTACATGTAGTTCCATTTTTTGCCCCTAACAATGTTAGGCCTGCCTTTCGGCAGGCCTTAGGTTTACTTAAGTGTGCTCAGGTCGATACCCAAAGCACTGAGCGCACTGCCAAGGTGCACCAAACACTGCTTTTCTTTCTCGGTCAGAGTGCCCTCCTTTTCGAGCCGACGCCCTGCTTTAAAAATGCCGCCGACGTCTTCGATTACGCGAAGGGAAAACGAGCGGGTATGCCGTGCATCGCCGCTAGACTCGGCTTCGCCGCCGCCTTCGCCGCCCTCGGCTTCAGGCTTAGCGATCAACCCAATTTGGGTCGCATAGTCTAGCGCATACTTCTTGACCATGCGCCAAGCGTTACTTGCGTTACTGTAACCGATAGCCTTGAGCCCTTTATAATACTCAGCTTTCTCGGCTTCGATTAGCTCAGGCATTTTCACGCCGTCAGTAAACCAAAGCACTCCGCCGCTGTTATCGACCAAAGCCTGAGCGTATTGGATCCTTGCACCGTAACCGGATTCAACGGCTTGGAGCTCGGCTTGGCGTGCGGCCACTAAAGTATCGGGAATAGTAATAGACATGGTAAAACCTCCTTTGGTTTGTTACCCCCTAACAATGTTAGGGGGGCATGACTAGGCTTCTGTATTACCTAACCATGACTATAATGTACTACAAACAAACCCAGAAGTCAATGCTATTCGTCGGCTTTTCTCTACCGTTTGTCGAACGGGATGAACGGTCGGATTGACCGATGAATGGTAGCCTAACAATGTTAGGGCTAATTGAGAATCATTCTCGATTACGGCTCGCTCTAGACTGGTAAGCTAGTACAGATAAGAACGTATCGCAAACAAGAATCATTCTCAATTACGAATTGTTCCAGACTGCGACCGTACCCTATCCGCACCCCACTAGCAACTAGCGATGGAACCAGGGGCACGGCCTACACACTGTGACGCTCAGTCAACACCCCTCCCCCAACTCAAAATAACTTTGTAATACCCCCACCCCCTCTATATAGA